TGTAGTGCGTGTTCACAGGATGTGCGTGCGGATTTTCCTCATATGGTTTCTGATGGTGTAGAAGGACCTGGACCTTTTCAAGGATGTTTACTCGCTCGTAAGAGTATGGCCCATGCAGCTGGAGTATTCATTGATGAATTTAGGGTTGTTGCACCAGAGTCATGTGATGATTGTGGTGAAGCTAACAAACCTCACTACATCCGCTGTTGGAATTGTGCAAAAGTCCGACATGAACTTAGTGATTCTTCTTCATCGTCTTCTGAATCTTCTTCATCTGTTTTGCATGCGTCATTGCGACGTGTGTGGAATCAGCAAGAGGATTTGATTCATCTTAACCGGTTGCGAACCGTGGCTGCTAACAACAAAAAGTATATCCCTGTAATAATTATTTTATTAGTTATTGTGGGTTTAGCTTTTTCCCGTTGGTATGCTAATAGAAAGCAATCGTCAGAGGTGGAAAAGAAGGAACGAAGAAAAGGAAAAACGAAGGGTCGGGCTCAGGTCTATAAGGATCCGGGTCAAAGACCACCCACGCGCGGCAATTGGAATTATTCTAAGCGCCAACAAATGTGGATTGATTATGATAAACTTGAAGCTGATGATCTTGAGGATCCTCAGGGATTGTTTTATCAGGACGATGACGGGACTATCATGCGTAGAATTGGCCGTAGGGCTAGAAAGCATGGTGGGAACTTCATGATGAACAATGCGTCATCCCAGTATGGGAATGATGTGTTGTCGCGTGAGGAACGTGCATTGACTGGTGGAGTTGTTTGTTTCATTGATGAGGAATTGCCGAAAGGCTCTACTTTATTTTTGATGACTGAATTTCAAGTTGATTGTATCAATGAGGCAATTGAAGAGGATACATTTGATGCAGCCACTATGCGATCTGTGGTTTCTCATTTGCAAGCACGTGGTTGTTATCATACTCGTGATTGTAAGCGTGTTGGTCCTTTGTTGCTTGATTCTGACTCTTATGCAGTATTCATTATTGGATCCTGTACTGCAGTTGGAAACATTGCTGCCACTGGTCAAACATGTTGTGATACATGTTCACATTGCAGAGATTGTGATTATCTCAAGCAAGAGAATGTGGAAACTTCTGGTGTTTGTAAGGTGGTTGGATGTAAGTGTCCAAAGAGTCATCCGCCAAATGACTCTATTTTAAAAAATAAAATGGTAACTCCCGAACAGCGAGCAAATAAAGCTGCAAAGCGTAAGGCGCGTAAAGCTGCCAAGCGTGCTGCTGCTGGAATGGCTCCTGTGCCAAGCCTTGAGGAGAAGTACAATGAACCAGAGAAGAAAGAGGGACTAGTTAATGGTCCTCGTTTTTTGCCTGGCGAATTGGCGCCTTCAATTGGTTGGGTTGAAGTTGTTGGGAGTGGAAAGGAATATGGAACAAACTGTTTGTTGGTTTGGAATGGCGTGGAAGTCCCAGAACATTTATTTCGTGGGATGAACACATGCAAATGTACATTTTTCTTTCCTGGTGGCAAATCATGGTCTGATGTTCGTCAGAATTCACATGTTATTGGTAACGATACATTGTTGTTTAAACGGAATCAGGTTATGGAAGGTGTTAGAGCCATCAAAACTGATTTTCCTGTTGAGGGAGAAAAAATTCAAATGCTTTCCTATAGTACAAAGGAGGATGCTATTCAGGGTGCCAGTCGGTTGTCGGTTGATCAAGGTTCAATTGTTAAGATTGATGCCAAGCCACCAACTATTGGTCCTGAGGGTGCTCCTAAGTATGTTGAAAAAGCTTATTACAATGTTAGTTCTAGTGACGGACATTGTGGTGCTCCAGTAATCAACACAAAGGGTCATGTAGTGGGTTTTCATAATTTCACGATGGGAAACTTGATGACAGGGTTTATTCCTGTTCTCGAGCATATGGTCCATCTTGCAATTCCGAATGCTTCGCGCGCTAAGGATTTT